TCGAACACTGGCTTCACTCGCGTACCACCACGCCCATTGATCTCAATCTTTTGGATCTCCTCACCTTGCTCGTAACGTCTGACCGTTTGTATCTTTGCGTCACAAGTAATCACTGTGATTGATCGTGGCTTGATGTCCTCACTGATAGCGTTGATCTCACCAAGGAAGAACTTTAGCTCTCGTCTTGATACAGACCCACTGGTGTCGATGCCAACGACTACATCACCTGCACCAATCTTTTCGATAGATGGTGAGATAACACCAGTCATGTGATACATCTTCTTCTGAGGCTTGCGAAAGCTGTAGTCATCTGGTTGATCACCGCCAACAAATCTACGCATCACATCACGCCAGTCAACTTGGCTGCGCTCCATCTCTTCAAGTAGAGATCTGATCTGAGCAGGCAGCTTGCCTATTGCCTTAGCTCCAGATGCAGCCATCATAACCTTTGCATCAATGTCTGCCTCCATCTGCTTGACCTCAGCCTCTGACATGTCACCGCCATCCTCTTTTCGAGCATCTGTAACCTGACCCATACCTGCACCCTGAGAGTACTTCTTTTTGGCATCATCAGGCAGTCGATCAAAGATAGCTTCTGCACTCAGACCTTTGTACTCTGGATCAATCAGCCCACCCTCTGGGAGAGTAAAGCCATTGTCTACAAGCACTTGATTGATTGCAAAATCAGTCGCAATATTCCAAAGCTCAGGATCACGAGCACCACGTCTGAGTTGATGCTTGAATACAATATGCAATACCTCGTGAGCCATGACACCTACAGTCTCTTCTTGACCCATCGTATCGACGAATGATGGTGACCATAAGATAGACCTGCCATCGGTGCACATGGTTGGTATACTGTCATCTGATTTTACATTTACTGACAAGCACATTGACCCAAAGAAGGGATGCTTGACAACTAGGCGCGTAACAGCGCGAGACACTTTTGCTTGTGCGTCCATAATTTCCTCCGAAAAAAAGTTCAATAGAACTAAAAGATGAAATGGTAAGCAGTCATATTGACGTGTATGACTGCTTTACTGTGATTAAAGGATCAGGTTCTTACCTACTGACATGATCCATTCTCTGATTGATGCATCAGCCTTGAGGTCTCGCTTGAGTTCCTCAGTGCGGTTCATTGCATCCTTAATCACAAAGGCAGCAAACTCTTGCTGAGGTAGCCGCTTGAGATAAGTCACGATGTTCTTTGCATTCTTGCCAGTCATCTTGGATGACAGCGCAGCGCACACCGCATACTGAACGTCAGGTGCATCAGGAATATCTGCACTCGCAGGGTTAGCTATGAGCTTGTCGATGTCAGGCACGACATCATACACCTTAAGAAATCCATTGAACTCAGCCGTAGCTGCACGTCCAACCTGACCTGCGATAGCCTCAACCTGATTGACTGGGTCAAGAGACCACTTGAGAATAGTAGAGACACGCTCCCATGATCTGGGAGATGGGCAAGCATTCTCGTCACGATTGAACTTGTGCAACCACTCAGGACGGAAGCGTAGGAACGCAGCAATCCGCTCATCAATACGCTTGCTGTAGTAGTAGGCAATCGTATCTTCTAAGTCAGCCTCGATCTCTAGGAACATCAGGCGATCCTTGAGATGAGAAGGCATGTTGTTTGTACCTGCGCGGTCAGACATGCGATTGCCTGCCGCTATAATATGCCAACCCTCTGGAAGGTAGTGCTTACCTATGCGTCTCTCATTGACCAACTGTGCGGCAATGTTTTGGTTAGACACTGGGGCTTGTGGTAGCTCGTCAAGGAACAAGATACCTTTGCCATGTCGTGGCATCCAGTCAGGACATCTTCTGTCCATTGTCTCACCGTCAGCATTGGGTAGTACCCAACCTGCCAACTCACCTGCATCGTACTGAGCCAGTGATAATATCTGGCAGTCAATGCCAAGCTCGTTGGCGATCTCGTGGACAACGGTGGTCTTACCAATACCTGCACCAGATACAAGGTATGGCACGCAATCAAGGGTGTCTGTCTTTACTGTGATAGCGGCCTTAGCAATGGCCTTTGCTTGAGATAGTTTCATCAGGATTTTTCCTCCAAAGTTGAAAGCAGTTCATCTGCTTTTCTGATTGCAATTACAAAATCGAGACATTGAATTTTTACAGAGCATGTCTCTACTCTGTCTCTTTTGGAGCGTAGACCGCTCTCTCTTTCTTCTTTTACAGCCTCGTCAAAATCCTCATTGGCTTTGACAAGCATGTCGTTTAGTTCTTGCATACTGAATTTTTTGTATGCCTCAACTATGTTCATGCTATAAGTGTCTTCTAATTCCATATCATTAGCCCCTCTTAGGTATCTTTATGTACTCTCTGGTTTCGATATGCTTGAACATCAAGTATAGACAACCATCTAACGAACAAGTTCCCATGTACATGTAGTCATCTATCAATGCTTTTTGTGCCATGTTGAAAGCTGCTTTTATTTCTGCTTCCATATCGCAGTAATCGTAATTATCTTTCATTGTTTACCTCTCTCTCTAAAAAGTTCTATTGCACTTAAAATTACAGCCCCGAAGGGCTGCTATTAAAATGCAAGTACCACTATGAGTAAGCCCACAGTAAAGGCAGTGAAGGCGATGCCAGAAGCAACGCCCTCAACAAAGATGATGCGCCTCTCGCGCTTGCTCAGTCTCATGCTGCGAACTCAGCAACCGTAGCATCAACAGTCTCGTTCTCTTTAGCAGCCTCAGCCTCAGCAGCCTTTGCAGCCTCTGAGTTATGGTATGCCGTGCGTACAGCCATAAGCTCACGCATAGCGTTGTTGAACTCATCAAGCTCGTCATCATCTAAGCCATCTTTGAATTTATTACCCTGTACCACTTTGCCATTTTCAAGCTTTTTGGTTGACCACTTGCCAACGACTTGTTCTGCAAGACGTTGTGCTTTTGATTTACTAGCTTCACCACTAATAGCTTTAGCAAGCTTGTTCTCGCTATCGATTTCCATAGCCTTGAGGTCAGCAACAACTGCATCGGGTGTGTACTGTGTCGGTATGTCACCAATACGATCCTTGATCAATCTGATAGCACCTACGCTGTTCTCACGGTAGCGTTTAGCAGCAGCCTCTTTAACACCTGCTTGCTCAATCAATGCGCTGTTAAGAGTATCTCTCTCTGCCCTTGGTAGGTTACCTTTGGTAAGCTTGACGTGAGCGATTGAGGCAATGACCTCGCCATACGCTGACATCTTGGCGCTGTTAGCAGCGTCGTTGTTTTCTCTGTTAACACCCTTGAGCTTACCGATTTCTTGCTCTGCGTGATAGATGTTATTGATTGCTGTTTCGGACACGGTAAAGTTTTTTGAATTTGTCATCTGTTCATCCTTTTCTGGCTGACAATTTCTGTTGTCGGCATGATGCCGCGACTACAGCCCCGAAGGGCTGCACTCATGATATCATGCTGCTTTTTTGTAGTATCCTGTAGCCTCAGCTACTACCGCAATGTAGGCGTCAAGGTAATCACCGCCCATATCAGCGATATGCCATTTGGTAAAGTTTTGAGCCATCTGATAAAAGCTTCTGCGTTCATATGTGCTCGTGCTTTTCTGAGCATTTTTGTATGCTGCTACTGCGTTATTGAAATGTGTCATGTGACCTCCTATGCTGCTTCCTTTTGTTGCTCTTCCTGATAAAGTTTGAAGAACTTATTTACCGCTAATTCTTTGATGCGTTTTTGCATTTCTTGAAGCTCGAAAACCTCTCCCATGTCGTTAGCCAAAAGCCCTATGCTTTGAACTCCCCATGTCCAACGCTCGACATAGTCATCTAGACCTATTTGTTTTTCGTTGCTTCCCTCTTTTACTGTGATTGTAATGTTAGTCATTGGCTTACCTCCGTTAAATGAAACCATGACAACGGCAACTGATTGCTGCCGCTCTCGATTGTTTCACTCAGGCTTTCTCGTTGTCTCTCTACTACTGCAAGCTGTTATTCTCTACATTCAACCACCTCACTAGCCCTATTCCCAGTGGCGGCACTCGCAGCGTTTTTGATTTGCAACGCCTAGACCTTCTTTGTCAGGAGAGAGTTTATCCTCTCACTTGGGCTGGGGCTTCTACCAACCTACCGTGCGTTGCGGTATCATCCGCTCTGTTGAGACCCTTTTGGCATATCTAGATACCTTTGTAAACCCTTA